TCAATCTACCTTCTGTATCGACATGATGATAATGAATCGTCTAGCTCTAGTTCTTCTAGTAGTACTAGTAGTCTAAGTTCTAGTAGCAATTCTAGTTCTAGTACTAGTAGTATTTCCACTAGTAGTGTTAGTTCTAGTTCTGGATCTAGTAGTTCCATATCCAGTTCCAGTTGGTCGTCTGTAAGCCTTTCCTAATGTTTTTGTGAAACAAAGTTCACTAACTCTTTTTTGAGGAGAAATATCAATGAGTTCACTGAATACTGTGACAGGTCGTGGTGGAACCGTTTCTTATGGTGGATCTACCATTGCTCGTATTACCCAATGGTCTGTCACTGACAGTCTAGACACCTCTACTGATTGGGGTGACAGTGATGGCGGTGGATACACTAACCGTGCTGCTGGGCGACGTGGAGCCTCCTGTGACTGCGAAGGGAAGTATGATTCGGTTAGTGCTACTGATGCCACTGATCTGTTTGGTCCTGGTGATGTAGCAGCAGTTATTTGTGCTTCCAATGGTGGTCCTGGGTATACTTTTACCCGTGCCCTTTGCACTAGCTTTGGTATCACAGTAAATATTGATACTGAAGAGGTTATCGGATGGACTGCTAACTTCGGATCGGATGGAACTTACACTGCTCCAAATTAATTAAGAACATAAAGGTTTAGTACCTCATGCAACGGGACTACAACCTAAACACTGTTTCCTTTTGGCAGGGCAGGGGTCTGTACCCTGTTCTGCCATTTTTATTTAGCAATGGGATTTAATGAAATGTCAGATGAACTAGCAAGAGCCGTTGGTGCCAAGAGTGCCATGATTCAAATTGGTGGGAAGGAATGTACTGTACGTCCTTTGTCCATCCGAGAATTACTAGAGATTGAAAGAGAGTGCATCAAATCGTATCGTAGAGAATTTTTGACCACCTTCTCGGAAAATATGGATCTGCTTCCCAAGGAAGTTCGAGACAAGGTGATGATAGAAAAGATGAATGAGGCAGGACGATGGGATGTGGATGATCTTCCTAAGAAGTACATCTATGATGCTCGAAAAATCAATCTTACTCCTGAATTGAAAGCATGGTTGATTTCAAATTATGGAGCTATGGCAGAAGATGAAGAAGTTGCCAAGAGGTTAGTTGTGTCTTCTATGAATCAGATGGAATTATCTGAACAAGAGTACAAAGAATTGGCTGGTACGATTCCAACCAAATTGGAAGTTGGATATGCCAACTGGTGGATCACAGAAGACAAGGAAGGTCAAGTTGTATTCATCTGGATGGCCATTAAACACAATAATATTACGAAGGATAAATTACTGGAAGCTATTAGCGAGAATCCTTCCTTGTTGTATGAGATTAGTAGTGAAGTGCATATGGTCAGTGCTTCAAAATTGGGAAACTGACAAGACCCACTGTTGAGGATGACAGTGGGGATGGAGACAGCAGAGCAACAGGAGGTTTGACTGGGTTTGTTACTCCTTATTTAATTCGAGTCCTATGTGAAAATACTTTTGAGGGAGGAAGAGGTTATACACCTAATGAAGTAGGGGACATGACCCTTGATCAGTTTTTGTTGTGTTTGCTTGATAAGAAATATTTGAGCAAAGGCAACATACAAAAAATGTCAGTATCGGGTGCCCATAGCATAGCAAAAGAAGGCAAAGTAAAAGTAAGAACTGCTCAAGGTGATGTGATTGAGGTGTCTCTTAGCAAAGGCAAATCTGTAGTAGCCAGATTAGCAGAAGCTTCCCAGTCTAAAGACAAGAAGAAAAAGAAAAGAAAGAGATGACATGCCAAACATATTAGGTAGCACTGTAGTTATGGTTGGGGCCAATATGGCTCCTTTGGCTCAAAGTATGAGTCAAGCTGTAAATACTACTAGGGTTGCTTCTGCACAAATGCAAGCCAATCTCAATAAGGTAAATACCTCTTTCAAAGCTTCTAGTATGGGATTGTTTGGCAGCATAAGAAGCATGGCTGCTGGAATGGGTTTAGCTACCGCTGGTTTTGCTATAGGTGATTTGATTACTGAAGGGGAAAAATTCAACCAAGCCATGAACAAAAGCATAGCTATCATGGGCAATGTGTCTACAGCTATGCGAGATAAAATGGAGAAATCTGTTGTTGATGCTTCCCGAAGTGTGAAGTATTCAGCCACAGATACAGCAGGAGCATTATTCTATCTAGCGTCTGCCGGTTTAACTGCTGAACAATCTATGGGTGCTTTAGGACAAGTCACCAAGTTTGCTCAAGCTGGCAATATGAATCTTGCTCAAGGTACTGAATTGGCTACTCAGACTGTTGCAGCCTTTGGTTTGAAAGTAGCTGATGCTCAGCAGTATGTTGAAAATATGACCCGTGTAACAGATGTGCTTGCTTACACAAATACTCGTTGCCAATCTACTGTTGAACAATTGTCCCGAGCTATGGCCAATAAGGCTGCTGCTAGAGCTAGAATTTATGGCAAATCTGTAGAAGAAGTAGCAGCAGTACTTTCTGTGTATGCTGATCAAGGTAAACTGGCTGAAGAAGCTGGTACTTACTTTGACATGACTTTGCGTGACTTGACTTTAAGGGCACTTAAAAATGAAGGTGCTTTTAGGTCATTAGGTATTTCTGTATTTGATGCTGAAGGAGGATTACGAAATATAGGAGATATTGTACTAGATTTAGAAAAAGCATTTAAGGGTATGTCTACAAAGGAGATGACACAAGCTTTGGCTTCTTTAGGTATTCCTGCTAGAAGTATTGTGGCTATTCTTCCTTTGATTGGAAATGGGGCTGCAATTATGGAACGATTTGCAGATATTTCACAAAATGCAGGAGGTTATGCTGAAAAACTTGCTAATAAACAACTGACTGAATTACAGAAAGCTTTTCAAGATTTAAAGGCTACTCTTACTGAATTGTCTTCTGAATTTATGGAAACTTTGTACCCAGCTTTAACTAGTGTTATGGGTACATTAAATGAGATGTTTAGTACAGTACAAACTGTTTCTGATGCATATAAAACTTTGAAAGAAACTATAAATCTACTTTCAGGAGAAAAAATAGAAATAACAAGTCCTTTTGATAAAGGATTTATTGAAGCTATTAAAGGTTATGCAAAAAGTATCATGAGTCCTCTTGAACTTCTTGCTGCACCAGGAAAAGCATTGCTGGATAAAGCAAAAGAGGGCATGAGTATACAAGCGGAAAGAAATAAGCAAGCAGAAGATAGCAAGATTAGAGAAAATCTGAAAGAAGAATATGATGCTTTAGAAAATCTTTTGACGGCATATAAAGCACTTGATACAGAAGGTGATGGTGATGCATCTATAGAGGATATGGCTCGAAAAAAAGAAATGACTGATGAGTTAATAGAAAAAATAAATAAATTGAAAGGAGTTTTATCTCAAGTAGCTTTCGATAAAATCATGAAGGATTTAAAACTTCCTGATGAAATTAAGAATAGAGCAATTTCTACAACTGCTGCTCCATCTACCAGAGATGATGAGGCTTTGCAAGCTGATATAAAAGCAGCACAAGATGAATGGGATGCCTTTGTAAAAAAAGAAATTGAAGGATTAGATCCACTTCAAGAGTATTTGCATTATTTGGATTTGATTAAAAAAGCTCAAGAGCAAAATCTAATTACTCAAGAGGAAGCTAATGCTATAGCTCAAAGGAAAGAAGATGAATTAAATCCAGATGCTACTAAAAATAGAAAATATCTTGAAGATCTGAAGCAAAAAGCTGAAGAACTTGAAAAATTAGAACAAGGTTGGACAGAAGCTCAAATTGCTGCTGATGCTTATAGAAATAGACCTGATGCAGAAGAAGATGATGCTTTAGCAGTAGAATCTTTTTTAAGTAGAATAGATGCCGCTCAAGATCTTATTGATCTTCAAAAAGAAATTGATTCTTGGGATGAAAGTCATGTAAAAACTATGGCTGATCTGAACATAGAAATTGATGCTTTGAGAAATGGTTGGACAGAAGCAGAAACAGCAGCACAAAAATATTATAGACTTAATCCAAATGCTACTATTGCTCAGGCTAATGCATATCTTAAAGCACTTGAAGATTTAACTGCATTACAAGAGCAAAAATCAGGAGATGACTTAATAGATCAATGGGCTGAAGAGGCTGATGACTTGAAAAATAATTTGGATGATGCTGCTAAAGCTTTACGTGATTTTCAAAAAGCACAAGGAAGAACTCCTGCACAAGTAGCCAGAGCTAAAAAAGCATT